TTATTTGTCTAAAAACATCATCAACTGATTCAGCCTTTAATAAAGCCTCTCCGACTGGATCTTTTATGTTGTGTGGTTTGGGTTCTACTGGAAATTTAGCTTGTTTTGGTCGAATAAAATTCCTGTCATAGTTATAAAATTCTTCCTTTTCTCTTGCTAATTTGTTAAATCTTGCTTGTTGTTCAGTTGCTTCTTGGAACTCTTCCTTATATTTCACCTTTGCAGCTTCATAATCTTTAATTTTCTGTTTATTTTTTGCTATTTGTTTTGCAGGTACAATTAAATCATATAATTCTTTTAATTTACCTTGTATTGCAAAACTTGGATTAGTTTTGTTTTCATCTAAAAGTTTCTTAACAGCTTCTCCAATCCTTTTATAACCCTCTTTATCTATAGAGTTGTATGTAAGATTTTGATAACCTCTTTGAATTTTTTCATTCATTGGGTTTATTACATCATCAGTTAATGCTTTATAAAAATCACTACCTGCTGTTCTTGTAGAATGACCAGCAATTATTTTAGCTTCAATGTCTTTTATTACTCCAATCATTGCAGCTTCTTTGCCTTTGATAGTGCCACCCTCTTTTTCTAATGTTGTAACACCTCTTCCATAACCACTAAAAAATGGTTTAGGGATTGTACTTTGTACATTTCTCATCCAAGAGGCTATATTTCTTCTAAGAATAGGAATAGTATGACCAAATTCAGCCTGAGTGTAATCTGATAATAATACACCACCCTTACCAATACCTCTTATCCCAACAGGAAGTGCAGCAGCAAGAGCAGTAGATGTAGCTATTTGTCCTGCACTAATATCATCTCTAACGCCTAAATCTTGTTGAACATTTTGTATGTTTGCACTTTGAGTACCACCTAATGTTCCTGTATAAGCAGATATACCAAGTAATGCAGATGTAGTATCTGAAATTGCTGCTGTTGGTGCTGGTCTTTTTATCAAACTGAGTATATTTTTTTGTAGACCGCTTTGAAACGCTTTTTTCCCTAAAAGTCTAGCACCTTTAGCCAACCAGCCAGCAGTATATCCAGTACCATACATTGCTGGATCTTTTACTGTATTCCCAAAAAAATCAATAGCCTGACTTCCAAAATCCCTAGAACCCTTTCCTGTCCAATCTACTTCTGAAAATGTTTTATATGCGTTAGCTGTTGCTTGTAATTCATCATTATCAAAATCTTGATAAAACATATTGTCAAAAACTAAATTACCAGCAGTCATACCAATGTTTTGTTCTACAGAATTAAATCTACTAAAAGCATAATCTTTTAATCTTGCATCAGATTCATTAAAATCATAGCCAAATTCAGCTTTATACATTGCTCTAGCATCTCTTATAAAGGGTTTATCCCAAGTAAGCTCATCATAAGTGATTTCTAAATCTCCACTTAATGCTTTCCTGTATTTTTTTACTTTTTCAAAATCTATCTGTCCTTGTTCAGAATCCCATGCTGGATCTTCTTTTCCCTTGTATCTTGACATAATTGATTGCATGCCTTGTCTAAAAATAGATCTTTCTTCTGCTCTTTCAGAACTTTCCTCTTCACTAAATACTCCTTCTGGAGTAATAACATCTTTAGTGTAAGTCATTAAATCAGGAAATTGCCATTCCTGAACTGAGGTCATTAAATTATTAGCCATTAGTTTAGTCCTATCTGTTTAGTAAAGCATCTGCTGCTGCTTCATAATCTTGTTCTTCTTCTTGTTTTTCTATTTCAATTTGTGTTGATGATTTATTAAGATTTAAGATTTTAAGATGATCTTCCCAAGCACCAAACTCATTATTTCCGTAAGCAGCTATCAATCTCTGTCTTTCATCTTCTGTTCCCACAAATTTATCTTTATCACCCCTATTTCTAAATGATTCTATTTTCAAATCCCATAAAGCACCAGATGGATGTTCACCATTATCTTTAACATAATCCAAAAACCAATTAGCCATATAACCTTGTTGGTTAATTTTTTCTTGTTGTTGAAAGGCATCAAATTTTATAATTATCATATTGGCATCTCTGCCTCTATCTATTCTTGCGACTGATGCTTCTACAAGGTCAAGGTCTTTATCAGATGGAGTACCTTTTAATTTCGCCATTGCATCTAATGTATAGCCTTTAAAATAACTCTCTAAAACTTCTGTTGCAACCCTTTTATTACTTACTGGCATACCAAAGAAATCTTCTGCAACTTGCTGGCCTCTTAAAAGCCATTTTGTACCCCATCCAGATTCAGCACCCATTTCATAGGCTTGCAACATTTGATTGGTTTTACCTAAATTTACATTAGCATCATAAGCATCTTGTTTTAGAACATCTTGTCTAGCTTGAATAGCATCTCTATTGAATTCTCTATTTTGATTTATAAGCACACTCTGTGTAGATGTTGGTTTTTGTAATGCTATATGCTCTAAGACTTCATCATCAGACCATGTTGGATTTCTTTCTTTCCAAAAATTAAAATCATCAACATTAGTGCTATAGTCAGCTTCGCTAGCAGAAGGTTCTTCAAGCCATTCTAAGAATAAATTACTTCCTTGGGTTTTTGCTTCAGTCAATATTTGTTCATCTGTAGCATTTTGCCATTCAGGTTGTAATCTTAATTTTGCAGCAGATTCACTAATAAACTGATCCATCTTATTTTGTTTAGCTATTGTTTCAGGATCTGTTGCAGTTGAAGAAGTTTTATCTGATACTCTTGTAAATTTTGGTTTAGAGTTTGGAACTATTAACCCATCAGCTCCTAGTTGGTAAGTTTCAATCTTATCTATACCTGTAGTTGGATCTTCGGTTTTAACTTCTTTATATCCACCTTTTTCTGAAGTTGGTGCATCAGTAGCTTGTGAACCAAGTTCTTTAAAAGGTACTCCATCTTTATAGAGTATAGTTTTAGTAATACGATTACCCTTCTCATCTGTATCGCCAACTTTTACAGTTGTATAGGTTGATTTAGGTATAGACGATCTTGTTTCATTAGCCATCTCCATTGACCTGTTTGCTTCGGCATATAGACCACCTGCCTGTAATCTATTGGCAATTTCTATGAAATCTTCAGGGGTTTCTGGATTAGGAAAACTTTGCATAACCTCATCAATAACTTGTTGTTTACCTATTCTAGGGTCAGGCTCACCTCCAAGCATACCTGTAACTCCCATTAAACCTTGTCTGTAACGATCACCTGCTAAAGATGCACCATAATACATACCATACCTTCCACCATATCCTGCTGTACCTACTGCATGAGCATCAGTTACCATTTGTCGGTTTATAGCTGCTTTAGTATCGAACATACTTGGAATGTTAAAATCTGCCATAATCTCTCCTATTTAAAAAGGCTGCCTAATATAGAACCCCACGCATCGCTCTTAGCTTGTTGTCGTTTTGCTGACTCGAAGGCTTGTACATCTGCCCAAGCTGTAGACCCTGTACTCATACCAGATAAGTTTGCTAATGGTTGAGGTGTAGGCATCTTGACCATATTGTTTGCTATAGAACCTAAATTACTCATCATACCAATAGCACCACTTTGCCTACCCAAGGCGGAATCAATGAGTTGTTGAGATTCAGCAAAGGCTTGATTCTGTAATCCTAGATTTCTTTGGTTTATCGCATCCTGTTCTGTTCTTGAACCCCAATATCTTCCAGTTGAAGATGCACCAGTAGCCTGTTCTCTAGCTAATCTTTGTTGTTGAGCTAGTGCATCGCTTTCAGTATACATACCCCTCATCTGGTCGAATCTTTGTTGTTGGGCATCTTGCCAACCACCACCTGCTAGAGCATCTGCTTGACCACCGAACATCTTCTGTCTTTCAATCATGGCATCGTAGATAGCTTGGTTCTCTGGAGATAGGGTAGAAGTAACCATGTTATTATCACGATCCCAACGGACAGTACCACCTACACCAGTTACATCTGGAGTTGATCTTTCCCAAATCAATCGGTCTAGTTCTTTCTGGCGTTCAAAGTCCTGTTCAGCGTATTCAGCACTCCTACTTCTACCGCCAAACAATCCACCCAGAAGAGAGCCTAAGTTGAAACCCCCACCCCCACTCCTTTCACCATATCCACCTGCAACACCGCCCATAGCACGATATCTGTTTCCCTGTGGGTCTGATGCTCCGCCTTGTGATCTACCAAATTGTCCTCTTCTTGAGCCACCACCTGTTCTATGTCCTGGTCTATGTGCCATTTCTCTATCTCCTGATTATTATACTGTGCGTTTCCAAAAATATACTGTTATATAAGGTTGTACGTTGTTATGTGCGTTACCACTACCTGCTGTACCTGTAGCTCTTGCACTACCACCACCAAAACCTGACCAGAACGGGTCTAAAACAGTTATCTCTCTGTCATCTATTGAAACATTAAATGACATTTGTGTACCCATAGAGTGAGTATGTGAAGGAGTTTCAGCAGTTGTTAGTGTGTGATTAAACTCACCACCTTCACTTCCTGCTGTGAAAGCAACTGTTTCGGGTGTAGGCTGGCTATCTGCTGTAGAGCCAGCACCTATAAGAACCCTACCTGCTCCAAAGGCTACCCAAGTCGTTCCACCTATTGCTGTAACAACTGCTGCACTATTGGCATAAGCTGTTACTGTGGTAAAGATAGCACCGACAGGATATACGACATCTGCGATATTTGCTGCCGAAGTTGCAGTTTGAACAAAAGCAGTTGTGGCTACCTGTGTCGTATTCGTACTTGCTGCTGCTGTCGTAGCACTAAAAGATTCTGAGGCACTTCCATTTAAGTCCGCCTTAGAATTTACAGCAGTTTGGACAGCTGAGAACTCGGTATTAAAATCCCCTCCGCTAATTATCTTATTAGTATCTGAATCAGCTAAAGCATCCTTGCCAGACCAAGACACCGCTATTGAATATTGACTCATCGTATTTTCCCCTGTTTATGTAATAATGTTAAAGCCTGTATAGACAAATCAAACCCATTGGATTGAATGTCTACCGCTATCTTTAAATGTTTTGCACTTCCTAAAAGTGGCATCCTATATTCCTTTAGTCCGTAAACTGGTCTGTAGGTAGCAGACGCAGTATGAACTGCTGAATCGTGTGTATGAGTTGCTGTGGTTGCTCCATAAAGAGAAGTAGTTTTACCCCATAGAAACGCAGTACCAGTTGTCACAGGACTCAAAGTTACACAAGTGGAGTCTGATGAAACAGGACTGAAATCCTTATAATATTTCATACAAACTGTAGCACCATAACCACCCTCGATAACCATAAAGAATCTCTTTAATAAGGCAGTTATAACTGAATCACCTAAATTCAGCCATACTGTTTGAATTTCTGAAGTGTAGGAAGTGTCTGTATAAGCTGCTCCACCACTAGCAGCAGCAGCATCAGTATCAAAATACCTCTCATAACCAGCCAAACCACCATCTTGTTGTCCTACTAATAATCCATATAGGTTGGTATATGCTAAACTTGCTGGTTCTCTATCGCTATCAAAAGTCCAAGTTGTTATTCTAGGAGCACCATTAGGAGTTCCATGTTTAAAGTCGAAGATATAATTGATATTCTTGTCTATAAATGACATTATGTAGATGCCTTCACTTTCTACATACACACTCTTAACATTTGTACTATTACCAATATTTCTTATTAATGTATCTTTTATGTTTAGAGATAAATCTTGTAATGGTACTTTATCTTTCTCTGTTGTTCTAGCAAGAGAGCGTAGTCCTGTATTTGAAAGGAAAACCAAATCATCACCAATAGCCTGAACTGTATCTCTTGAAACCAGACCAATACCCCTAATTACCTCATTTACTGCTAAAGAACCCACAACAGTTGGGCTATCATATATAACAATATTATTCTTGCCAAATATAACCAACTTACCATAAAAGGGAGCTATTGCTACTATTTCATCTGTTCCCCATACTTTTGCTAAATCTATAAAACCACCGCCACTATATAAAGTAAAGTCATCACCATCTAGCAACATAGAGTAATATACTACATCTTTCGATTCTGCTACACCACCACACCAAAGCCTTCCATAGAAACCACAACCACAACTAGGTTTAAATTCACCAGTAGTTACCGATGGCGGAGCAGTATTTGATGTAACCTCATCATTGTCATTATGATATGTAGCATCAGTATTGCTTGACCCTCTAGTACAGCCAGTAAAGGTTGTAGATGTTTTTCCTGTGTAAGATATTATTTCTTCACCAATAACTATTTTCCCACTTGAGGAAAAACCAGTTGTACTATCTACTGTAATAGTAGTAATGGTAGGATTAGTTTTTATCTCTACTACTGTTCCATCTGTTCCTGTAATAACCTCTACAACTGTTCCTGTTCCAGTTCCGCCAGTAGCGTTTGCTTCAAAAATAACACCTACTTCATTAGAACTTGCATCCTGAGCTGTGAAATCTGAACTACCTAAAGCTACAATTTTATAAGATTTTCCAGTAGCTATTTTGTCAGCAGTAATTTCAGAACCTTCTGCTAGAGCTACTGTTGTTGAAGCAGTAAATATTGTTCCAACATTATTATCAGCAGAACCTATTAAAGTAAAATTTGTATTTCCAACAGTCGCAATTTTATATGTAGTATCTTTTACAATATTAGGAGCAGTAATTGAACCACCATTAGCAAGATTAATTGCAGTAGTAGTATAGTGATTAGACCATTTCTCTCCTACTGTAGCAGAGCCATCATATCTTTGTGGCACTACTCCTGAATGAAAACAATGTAACCTACTATTAAAATTAACAAACTGCCAATCACCTGAAGAACCTACGACTGTGCGTTTAACATCATCACCACTACTAGGGAAAGCAGCAGCAGGACTACCAAAATCTACTGTATATATACTTGTACCATAACTAGCAAATATCTTATCTGTACTTTGATCTCTATGTTCTACCAAAGAGGCTATCGCTGTACCTGTAGGAACTACTTTCTGTTTGAGTCCTTTTCTTAGGGTGATACGACCAGACTCTCTAATTACTACATTCTCTGCTTTAGT